GACACCAAGAATAGTGCCAGTAGTGGTAGCGCCAGACTTTTCAATCGTCCCGCCTGCAACAAGCTTTACCGTATCACCGTTGAAGATAGCCGTGTTGTAGGTGCTTGCAATAGGAAGCTGTTGCGTAGCACCCGCGTAGGGCATACCGTCAATGCGGTTGATAGGCGTAAAACCATACGGTTTACTAACAGTAGGATATGCCATATTAACCTCTCAAAAAGTTATTTAGAACCAGACCCAAACCCAACACCTCTGGTCGTCGAGCTTTTCTTCTCGCTAAACAGCGGCATGCGTGGGTCATTGTTTCGCAGGAAGTTGTTATCCACAGACTCCATCTGCGCCTGATTTTGCCTTTGGTAGAAAGTGTTACGCGAATCTGCCAATTCTTGCGGCATCTTGCACAACATCAAACCACCTAGTTCAACATTGCCATTCTTGTTACCTGCGAGCTGTAGCTCGGGATGATCTTCTGCGCGTACAGGTTCCCAGCCTTCACGTGTCCGTTTAGACACATTCTGGGGGGTTGCCTGGCCCAAAAGCTCTATACCAATCCACTTAAACGCCCAGCCGGGCTGTGGGTTGGGGTTTGGAAGCGTGCTCGCAGGTTGATAGACCATACGGGCAGCACCCTCACGTGTTTGAAGGTTTCTAGGCGTACGCTCTTGCGTACCGTCACGACTAATCCGTTCAGACATAATTAGGACTCCGAGTTAAGTTTAAGTACTTCAGTTGCATACTGCTTATTGGTAAGGCCAAGCCGTCGAGCAATCGCTTCTTGCGATTTAGTCAACGTGACTGTGGTTTTCTTAGCCGCAGTACGGGTCGGTGCAGCAACAACGGTTGCCGGGCGTTTACTCGTTTCCTTCTTAGTCTCCCCGAAATAATCGGGAAACACTTCACGCATGCGAGCGTCTACCCGCTCGTAATATTCTGGAGTACCTCCACGGTACCCACTATTGACCAACTTCCTGTGCACAGCATATGCAAGCGCGGTCATTTCGCTTTCCTGCTCTCCAGTAGCGCCGAACCAGGGATTTTTATCTCGCCAGGTTATATCGGTTTGGCTAAGCTGTATTTCAGGTTGTTGCTGCGTAGGTGTTACATATACATCTTTTTCAGGTTGTTGTAAAGGCTGCGGCTTAAATGCCTTCGCTGCCTCTGACCTGTATTTCGCTGCAGCCAGTTCTTCTTGCGCTGCAATAATCTGATCGGTATCGTAAGACTCCTGCGCCGCCTTTAACTTCTGGCGAGCCATCTGAAGCTCCATATCAGCCTGAGACTGTACGACTTTGGTGTATGTCTCAGCACCTGCCTGGAACTGCTCACGTAGACGCCGGTTCTCTTCCAGTAACTGCTCAGCAACACGAGCAGCTTCCTCTCTTTCACGTAATGCTGCTTCTTTCGCCCTGCGCTCGTCATGCCGCGCATGGGTGAGTTCTTTCATCCGTTTTTGGACTTTATCGCTGTACTCTGCGACTTCTTCATCTGACGGATCATCAACATTACGGGCAAGAGGCTTACGACCGCGATCTTCCTCAGGGGCGTCATCGACGACCTCTAGTTCGATCTCATCTTCTTCAGTCTGTACCTCAATATCGTTTTGTACTTCTTTTCCTTGATCATCAGGAAATTTATATGATTCAGGCATTTTTTCCTCCTTTACGCACGGGTATAACCACGTGGATCTTCAACAACGGCTTCTACCTGATCGTCATTCAGCAGGCGGAACTCTCTGCCGTGAATTTTAAAACGAGTTCCTGAGTAAGCCCTAACTAACACAAAGTCCCCCTTTTTACACCATGGGCCGTTGGGAAACTTGGCAGTGTCGTTATAAGCGTCATCACCTACGTCGATAACAAACAACACGGTCGTGCTGTGCTCTTCAATCTTTGTTACTGAGTCAGGCTTAAGAAGGTCGGTTCCTGAGAACTTGTCTTCTACTTCCGGTATTGCGCAAAGCAGCTTCCAGCCGCGTGGCTTTGGTAACTGCGTGGCTTGAGCGTTATCACTCATTGCTTTCCTCTACTTTCTTGGCAAGGTCTACAAGGTAGGACTCTGCAATGGCTAGACCTTGAATAACACCACAGAGTTTTTGGTACTGCTCAAAATTTTGGCAAGCTCCACCGGCAATATCGTCGGCGTAGTTGTTCATATCCTCACGGATACGTTTGCGCAGATGTTCTGCGAAGGCTTGTATCACTGAGTATTACCTCCTTTGGGTTGTTGCATTTGCGCACGGCTCTGTGCGACGGTCGTACCTAACTTCATACCTTCTAGCTCGCCTTTGAGGCTGAGTTCATCAACGGCTTGGGCTGTACGCGCCAAGAGTTCACGGTTTTTCAGTTCCATCTCGTCAACTTTAGCCGTGGCGTTGACGATCATTTCCTTCTCTTTTATTGCCAACTCAGCCTGTTTTGCCTGTGCATCCATGGCATCTTTCTGAGCCTTGCGCTGAATCTCAGCCTGCTTAAGCTGCAACTCTTGCTGCTGCATCTGGATGAGCGGATCTTGTGCCTGTTGCTGTGCTTTCTGCTGCGCAGCTTGCGACTGGCTGTTTGCCAACACACGTTTGGCAGCTTCTGCGGTAAGACGGGAAACCTGTAGCTCAAGGGCTTCTGGCATCTCATCTTCGGGCGAGGGCAACGGCATACCAAGCTGTTCCTCGATCTTTCTGCGATAGGCAAAGCCTACGTGTTCAGCAATGTGCGACTGCATCGCAGCAAACATCATCTGTGCTTTGGGGTTCTGACCCATGACTGCTGCCATCTGCGGATCCTGCAGCGCTGCTGTGTGCACTGCAATATGTGCCTCATGATCCTGATATATGAACGCTTTGACGGGGTCTCCCTTCATCACCTTCATGTTCTCAGTCACAGGATCCGTGGGTTTCTGGTCGTCCTCCAGCGGCACGAGCTTGGCGGCGTTCTTAATGCCAAGAGTCTCCAGCATCTGACGGTGTAGCTCTGGCAGGTTGTAGATCTGTGGCGCTGTCTGTGACAGCTGGATCACTGCCTGATACTGCACAACCCGCTGAGACATTGTGGCTGCGTTGGGGTCTGACACGGGAATAATCTCCACCATGTCGTAGTCAGACTTCTTCGCATGCCGCGTCCCTTCGGTCGGCTCATAGTCATACGTATCGTCGGTGTAGTCGCGGATGATGCCAGCCAGCAGCTGCAACTCTTTCTTAAACGCATAGTGCACACGGGCCTGCACCGCAGACATCACCTTGAGCATGCGCTCCAGAATCGCCAAGGTCGTACCGACCGGTGCCTGCGCACTCATGTCGCTGACCTTCATATCTGCCGTCGCTGCGAACCGCCGCCCTTCTTCAACGATGGTGCCAAGCAACTGGTAGAGCGTGGCACTGGGTTCTTTGTACGGCAACGGCAGGATGTTATCCCGCAGTGCACCAGAGCCAATATCTACGTCGCGGAACTCACCAGGGGCGATCGGCGTGTCGTCACCTTTGATCCGCAGACCACGGCTCTTCAGACCACCAGGGAGATTTGAGAGTGTGCCAGCATCGACGAGCTGGCGGATGATGGACGTGGCGCTCTTGGCAAAACCGCCAATAAGGTGGAAAAGGCCAAAGCCATAGAAACCAAAACCAGGGATGTACACGTAGTGCACAAAGTGATCCCGCTTCGCCTTAGTCTCGTCATCCTCGTAATAGTTCCGTCGAATCGACAAGACCTCACCACTGTGGGCAAGAATTGTGACCACGTACGGAATGGCGATGCCTGTCGGCTCCCCGTCTTCTTCATCTTCGTACCCCTCTAGGTCAAGGTTAACGTGCGACTCATACAGCAGGAACCTATCGTCGTTCAGGCTGTTCAGACCGCTTTCTTTGTCCTTGCGCTCCTGAATCTCATTTTTGGTTTTTGGCGGGTCACCCAGCTCGATGTCTCTATAGAACCCAGCCACCTGTAGCTTGCGTATCTCATTTTTGGTCTTGTACATACGGTGCGTGGCACGCTCCGCAGTATCTAATGACGACGCGCCGTAAGGCACGATGACATCTTCAGCCGGTACAAAGATCGATGTCTGACGCTGCAGTGACGGGTCAAAGTACACCTTCTTAAACGCCGACCCCGTAGCTGGCAGGTTCCATAACATCCGCTCATGCTCCATACGAAACTCTGGCATACGCTCAGTTAGCTCGTAGTTCATGTCGTGTTTCACACGGGCTGCGGCTTCTTCTTTCTCCCGCGTCTCTTTACCCAGAATCTTCGTCTTCACAGGCCCAGCGGCTGGGAAAGTCTCCATGATCGTCTCACTCTGGAAACGAACAACCGCCTCTGTG